TCTCCACTCTTCACTCATATTCACCATAATGACTTCTGCTGCTTCAACAGTTTCAGCATATCCTTCATCAAGTAAATGTGAGAGGATGATATCGTAGATATCTACTTGCTCATTTGTATCCTCTTCACGCGCTGCACGAAGTCTTCTATCTCTCTTAATCCTCAACTCCGTCTTTAACTCTCTCTGGTCTTGCTTATGCATTTTACCATCTTGAGTGGTTCTATAATCACTCTTTTGAATTCTTGGTTGTGGTGTTTGTTTGCGTCTACCACTTGCATCCTTGCGACCAAAGGTTTTAACTGCCGCTGCTCTATCCGCGTGTTCTGCTGCTTCTGGTCCAAACTTTTTCTTAATACGTTTTTCAAGTTTATCAGTTTTTGCTACTCTTTCAGGACTATCATCACCTTCAAACTCACCAGTTCTTCTTTCAGCATATGCCTTTGTAGCAAGTTTTTGTGAGATTTCATCCAGTTGTTCTGGTGAAGCATAAACTTCCATATATGCTTCTGATAGATTGCGAATGTCTTTTGCGTCCATTTTTACAAATACTTTTTTAGTTATTTATAAAAAAAGAAGCGTCTCTGGAGTTGAGACGCTTCTTGAGTGCTTGTCTTCGTGCTTTTGCTTGTCTAAGTGCTTGGGGTTTCTTCTTCCCCTTGTCGTTCCTCTTGTATGGAGTACGACCACTCTCCCAGATTTTGTGTCTCATCTTTCTCCGTGAATGAATCCAACCAGTCACTCAGTCTATCAACAAACCTATCCATCCAATCTTTGTCTTGTGCCACTTTTCAAACCATCCTACTGAAACCTTTAAATTTTTCAAATTTTATAACGCTCTCAAACTTATCCTCCAGACCAGTTTTGTGTGAGATGACAAAAATGTTTGCATCTTTAATCACATAACGAATGATTTTAAGAAACTCTTCAGTACCTGTAGCATCCAAAGAGCTATCAAAAATCTCATCAAGTATCATAAGATTTGTATTTACTGAGTTTTTAAATCTTGCAACTTCTCTCCAAGTAAAAAGAAGTGCTAAATCAATACGTTGCTTTTCTCCTTCACTAAAAGAAGCATAAGAGAAATCTTCGTGAATAGGAGATTTTATATATTCATTAAATTCGGCATCAAATTCAAAATTAATATAGAAATCCATCATCTGAAGATAACGGTTTACTTGCTGGTTTATCAGCGGTAGATACTTCTTAATGATTTTGGATTTTACTCCACCGTCTTTGAGCAAACTATACGAAAAATCGTAGTAGTTGATTAGGTCTTTTTTAGAAGCGAGTTCGTCGTATGTAGTTTTTAGGTTGTCTTTGAAGGTTTCTAACTTCTCATGTTCAGAATTTCGGTTTGCAAGGTTCTCGGTAAGAACTTGAATTTCATGTTCAAGATTTCGGATTTGTCTTTGTAATCCGCTAATCTTAATATTGTTTTGAGAAATGCCATTCGTTAATTTCGAAATTTCCTTCGATAGAGCAGTGAATTGACGCTCTCGCTCCTCTTCCTCTTTAATTGCCTCTTCTAGTTCTTTATAACCAGATTGCAACTCCTTGGCTTTATTTTGAGCGTCCTTAATCTTATTTATTCTAAAGTCATCATCAATCTCTTGAGTGCATGTAGGACAAACCGTATTTTCAGTAAAGAACTTATGCTCTTTGGTAATTGTAGATACTTTTTGAGAGATTTTGCCTTTCAGATTTCCCAACTTACGAAGTTTATCCGCATATCCAACTAACTTATCTTGCTCTCGAATATACTCACGAAGAGGTTCTTCCGTAGAAGAATTTTCATTCATATATTGTTCAATTTCTTTATCTAAATCGGAAATTTTCCGTTTATTGTTGCTTATATTATCTTTTCCTCTGTTTTCAAGTTCTTCAATAAACTCTTCTTGCATTTTAAGTTTTTCTGCAAGAGATTGTTTCTTAAGGTCAAGAACTTTAATTTCTTCTTTTGCTTGACGAATTTTCTCCTTGATAACCATATTCATGGAAGAGAAAATCTTAATATCAAGCAAGTCCTCAATCACTTCCCGACGATGTGCAGCAGAGAGTTGCATGAAGGGAACAAAAGTACTTGAACCCAAGATAACTACTTGAGTAAAACTACGAAAATCCATTTTAAGGACATTTTGCTCCAACCATTTTTGTTGGTCAATTGCCGATGCTTTTTGGTCAAGTTCTTTACCATCACGATATATCTTAAAAATATTTGGTTTAATTCCTCTCTCAATTTTCCATTTAGTTTTGCCTATACTAAAATTAACCTCAACAAATACATCTCTATCATTAACAGAATTAATTAATTGAGGCCGATTAATTTTTCTAAATGGTTTATTATATAATGAAAAACATAAGGCATCCAACACAGTGCTTTTGCCTGCACCATTAGAACCAATAATTAATGTGGTTTTGTTTTTATTGAGATTTATTGTGGTTGATTGCTGTCCTGTGCTTAAAAAATTTCGCCAAGATATATCTTCAAAAATAATCACGATGCAAATTTAAGATTAAGGTTATCATATCAAATATTCAGTTTTTTGTCCATCTTCTTTGTTGTGCTTTTCTTAAGTTTTCCAAATGCTCTTCACTAAATTTTATTCCTTTTCTTGCTTCACTTCTCTTTTGTCTCTCCTCGTCGCTTTGCTTTCTACCTTTTGTTTTACTAACTCTTTTTGATATAGTTTCTTCACTTTGTTTTTTCCCAGTTTGTTTTTTTCTCATCTTTTCCAAACATTCTGGATTATGCATAGGATTATTTTTTTTCATTCTTTCACTTTGCATTTTTTTCCATTCTTCACTTTTAACATGACCAGAACTTCCTTCACCACCATTTGATTGATTTCTCAATATTCCAGTATTGTTATCTTTTCTACCAAGAACATTAATCATATAAACTTCATGTTTAAATGCTTCTTCTTCTGTGAGATTTTCTTTTAATATTAATATTCTTTCTTCTGAAGGTACTGATATTACAATTTTTCCATTTCTACCCTTATGTGGTACAAACACTCTTTTTCCAGAACCTTTACCAATATAATATGGAGTTTTATCTTCTCTTAAATATGCATAAGTATAAAACATTTAATTTAAATGCAACCATATTTATTTAGTACAAATCATTCACACAATAAAAATTAAATAAAATCATGACCAGAAGTATTTGGAGGAATTACAATGTCATCAGGTGTAATAAGCGTATATTGATACCCATGAACTTCACAGGTTTTTATCATTACTTCATCTTCAATCTCAATTACATGCATTTCAGGATATCCGTCTTCTTCTAACATCATAGCATACCGAACAGCATCATCCTCCTCTTCAAAGAGGTATAAAATGTGCTCACCATCATCATCTCTTACAGAATATGCACCTTCCTTTTCTCTACCATTGATTGTTAGAATAAACATATTATACTAATTCACATGCTTCCTGATAAATTTCTTGCATCATTTTTTGAATGACCGATTTATCAAGACTAATTTCTGCCTCCTGAATATATCTATTCAAGATAGAAATAGTATCTTCACTCTCAAATGCTTCAAACTCTACAGGTTCCTGAATATCAAAATTTTCAATAACTTTGAGTTCTGCAATGTTAGAAGCATAAAGTTTGTCAAGAAACTTCTCAAACTTTTTAGTATCAGTTTTCTTACGAACAACAACTTTTACAATCTTGTTCTCATATTCACGAGTATCAAATGTCTGATAGTTCGTATCCTCATAGTAAATGTTATAAAACATCTTATAAGGATTATTGATATAAGTATGCTCTAATGTTTCTGTATCAAATATAGTGAAACCACGAGTATCATTTACATCCGTCCAATAAATCTCATAAGGATTTCCAGTATAGAATACAGTTCCATTATCAGAACGAGTGTGGTAATGACCAGAAAATACCTTTTTGAAGTTTGAAAAAAGATTCGCTTCCAGTCCATGTTCCATAATGATTTGACGGTTTACTCGGAAACCTTGAAACTCAAGATGACCCATCGCAACTTTTGCTTTGGTTTTTTTAATCATCTTCATAGATTGTTCTTCATTTTCCATGCAAATCCAAGGAAGAAGAAGGACATCAAGATTCCCGACTTTGATTTCTGTAGGAGAGGAATATGTCCGAATATTTGGATAATCCTTTAACAGAAGTTGAGGAGAGTTTGTATTGTTCGTATTCTTATAATAACTATCATGATTGCCCACAATCATATGGACCTCATAGTTCTTAAGAGGTTCAAATACAACTCTTTTTGCCCACTCTAAACTTTGATAATCAATTGACTTACGGCTATCAAAAGCATCACCCATATGAATGATTGTATCAATCCCGTACTGTTCCAGCGTCGGGAAAAACACATTCTTGTAGAAAAGTTCAAAATAATCGTGAAAGAGTTTTGAACCTTTTCTACATCCATAGTGAGTATCAGTAATAATAGCCACTTTCATAATAATTTGTTTCCTTTACGAATATTTTCAGTAGCAGTCAAAATTTGTAAATTATCCGGATGATGTTTTCCACCTTTTGATATTGGGTGAATATGGTCTACGTGATGAAGAATACCCGTTTCCTCAGTAATTCTAGCACACTCTTTGTAAATGAGCAATATCCTTTCATGTTCTTCATTGGTTAAAGTTGGTGCTTCTCCAAACTTTTTAGTTCTATACCTATAGGTTTTATTATTGACTTTTTCTTTAGTCCTATAGCGTTTCATCAATTCTTTATTATTAAGTTTTTCTAAACCCTTTTCTTTAGCACAAGGAAAACAACTAGAAGTGGATACATATTTTTCATAACTACCACAATATTTACAAGCAGTATCTCCAATATATGTTTTTTTGCCTTCTTCTATTGCTTTCAATCTATTTTTTCTTGATTGACTAAATTGATTAGGCATTACGCTCCTTAATGTTATTTTTTATTTATACATTAAGGAGCAATAAATTAATACCTCAACTTACTATGAATATTATCTTTTATTGAGTTATAGTCGGAATAGTTGCTTCCGTCAACCGTGTTGTCATCTCCAAAGACTTCAGAGTATCCAGAGCGTTCAAGAATTTTGTTTTTAATTTCTAACTGGCGCTTTTCCCTTTGAATACGACGAAGAAAAGCATAGTGAATAATTTGAGTGAAGTATGCAAAAGGATTCTGGGACTTCTCTGGATTGAAATTATGGATGTACTGAACACAGTTTTCAATACCATCAGAAATCATGTCCTCTTTGAACATGTAGTTCACGAAGTTTGGTTTGAAAGAAAGATGATTAGCAATCTTCAGGAAACACTCTCCAATATAACGAGGAATGGGAGGTTTTGGTTTTCCCTGAATTAATGCAATCTCTTTGTCCTCACGGTACTTGATAAGAGCAGCAAGAAACTCTTTATTGTTTACGTAATGCTCTGACCTCTTTCTCTTGGTCATAACTGCTGTGGTTATCATTAGTTTAACTCATAATATGTATGAATTATACCATTTATAAAAATGATTGACAAGGTATTCAAAAACCTGTACAATAACCTTTGTGGAGGTTGAAAAGATTAGCTTTAGCTATTTTTATAAAGTTTCTCTAAGATCTCTTTTGCATCATTAACATTGGCAAGATATCCCATTCTGCGGTTTATTTTTGATTGGGATCCTTGCTCTTTGTTTGACTGACGGATAAAGGATTGATACATCATAATCATTTCAATATCAGAAGATTCCGACATGGTTAGAACATCTGATAAATTGATGATGAACATATCTTCGGTTGTTGTCTTTAACCATGGTTCTAGTTTATATCCAACAATTCCACTTCTACTCTTTACTTCGTTAACAATGATTGGATTTGAAACTATTAACATGGTTCTATCTTCTTCTTCAGAGGCTGCTACCTTTGCAAAGATTTCTTCACCTGTTTTTAATTTTACTGTTGCATAAAAGTCTTCTTCAATTCCCATTTTTCTTAAGTTGTATTGTGACTATTTCATAATTGAATTTTTCTTCATTATAGATTTTAATTCTTTCTATAAAGTGATTTAGGGTATAATTTTTTCTTGAGTTGTGAGTGCAATCATCGGAAATATCATAAAGTGTTGCTTTTACTTTATTTTTTCCTTTTCTAAGAACTCGTCCAATGCTTTGAAGATTTCGTATTCTGGACTTACTAGGTGAGGAGAAGATAACGTTATGGAGATTTTTAATATTGATACCTGTAGAAAAAGTTCCATAGGATGCAACAATGATTGCATTATTTTCTCTTTCTGTAATTTCTCTAACTAATTCTCTTTCTTCAGCATCCACTCCACCATGAACAAAAAATACTTTACGTTCATCTCGCTTTTGATTATTTATCTTTTCATATAAAATAGCACCATGAGTTTCTACTCTACTAAACAATACAAGAGTATTACCTTTCAAATCTAAAGCAAGATTTTTAATAAAGTTGTTCCTTTGCTCATGAGATATTAGATATTGTATTTCATCTTCATAAGTTTCAAACTTTTGTGGGGAATGTTTAAGGACAATACATTGGATGTCAAGTTGTGAGAGATGACCCTGCTTCATCAACTCATCAGTCCTTGTTACTTTGTATGATGGTCCAAATAATCCCTCCAAAACCCACTTATGAGTTTGAGTTCCATCTAAAGTTCCGGTAAAACCAAAACGATATTTTGCATGATGAAGTTTAGTCATAATCTCCACAAGAGATTTAGACTTGAACAAATGTGCCTCATCTCCTATAATGCAACCATAACCCTCAAAGAAAGAACGTTCCAATTTATATACAGATTGCCAAGTGGTAATTGTTACTGGATATTCATTCGTTTTTTCTCTACCAGAATAGATACGATGGCAATATGAATCCGCATCCCAACCATAATCAAGGAAATCCTTGTACATCTGCTCTACAAGAGATGTCGTTGGAACAACTAGAAGAATTTTTTCTCCTTTATCCACATAATATCTTACGAGAGAATAAATCATCAGTGATTTGCCGCTCGCTGTGGGGCTTATCAATAGTTTTCTATTATGCTTTAGGGCATCATATACTCCCTCAATTTGATACTTCCTGGGAGTATGAGCACAAATGGAATGCATATAATCCTTGACACCTTCGAATGAGATTTGCTCATTCTCTTCATATGGGGTGCCGTAGAATTTATTGTCTTCGAATTTATAAGTATAACCGTATTGCTTGCAGAAATTGACAATCTTATCCAGCAAACCAACATAGATCTGTTTCGATCTCATATCGAATAGATGAATTTCTCCATTCCAATTTCTTTTTCTATATTGGGGCATAAATTTTGCCCCCTCTACTTGAAAAGTAAATCTATCTCTTAGTTCGTATTCGATATGTGGTTGAGTTTCTATCTTTAGAAATACTTCATTTGCTTTTTTTATGACAAGATCAGCAGTATTCATATTAAAGTTCTATCTGGGATTATTTATCTTTTATATCCAGACTCTCTTCTTTTTCTATAATACTCTTTTAAACTATCACTTCTTTTCTTTTTTTCTTCTTCAGTAAGTTTTCTCCCTTTTGTGTAACTATTTCCTTGCATTCTTTTTCTCATTTTTTCTTTAGTCTCTTCACTATGAGAAAATCCCGTTAATCCTTTATTCCACGGATCTTTTCCTTTTTTTGAAGCAGACATTTTTAACTTTGCTTCTTCACTGTGATTCCACCCCCTTTTCCAAAAGTTTGAATCTAATGGTTCAAAATTACTCTCATCAAATTCAAAAGCTTTTAAAGATGAAAATATGTCATCCATATTTGGCGTTTGTCACTTCAAATATTTATTCACCCGAGTCCAGCATTGAATCTCATGAATTCAATTGCATTTTTAATTTGATATGTCCTGTTTTGAATCATTTTTAGGATACTTTCAATGTAAACAAGCATAGTATCGTAATAATCAATCTTTAAACAGACTGTAGACAGTTTCTCATCAGCATCAAGATACTTCTGCATTGTGTCTTTATCTCTAATTTTTTTGGGAAACGGGTTATCTATATAAACATCTGGATCTGCCTTTCCGGAATAATATTCATATCTCTCATGACGAATATTTCTTCTTTGTTGCTCTGCCTTTTTCCTTAAAAGAAATATTGTATTATATAAATCAAAATATTTTGCATGAAGAATTGGAATATTTAAAGATTCTGTATGTAAATTATCTGCATCTATTTTTGAATCTTTTTCCCACATTTCTTGAATTTTATCAAGATCAATACTCATAAGGGATTTCCACCTAAGTCAGTAATATTATAGACAGTATACTTGAAAGTTACATCTGCTGTAAAGTATTCGATATCAGTATTTGTTGCATCAAAAGTTATGGTTGATAATGAATATGGAAATAAGTCCTTAAAGAAAACTTGAAATTTTGCAACAAG